CGTCCATATATACTTACTACATCAATATTATATTTTTGTCCATCATCTTGAAAATGAAAAGTTAAATTTTTTGTAGTATTACGTTCTGATTCAATAATAGCATCTGATAAAGCATCTCCAGTAAGACCTAAATTTACTTCTACTGTATTTGTATCCAAATACTTTGGAGTTTTTCTTATGTAATAATAATTTTTAGAAATCCATTGATATGCTGGATTAGTAGCAGCAAAGTATGCTTTTCTATAATATCTACCATCAATATTTCTTGTAACTTGATCACCATCAAAAACTGCCACACTTCTCACTTCATCTATTACAGTTGCAGCAGAAATATCATCAGCTAAGTTACGTTCAAAAGATTTAAAATTCATTGCCCCATCAAAAGAAGTCCAAAATGCAAAATTTGCATCTCCCTTATTATTTACTGCACCATTGCACAAATACTGCATAAATTCAATAACATTATCTGGTATTGCTTCTTCACCACTATTATATGGAATTAAAGGACGATATAAGAAAAAATTTGATGCAAAATCATTATATCCATAAGTTGGAGCATTACACACAGTTCTTAATTTAACTATTAATTCATTTATACCAAAAACAGTTGGTTTTTTAATTCCTAATAAATTATTTACAGAATTTTTAGATAAAAAGGTATAATGCTGATTAGTAAAATTAATTGCAACTAAAGTTATTTCGCTATCTGACGCCGCATTATTAATATAAGAAACACTTGTTATAGGAAAAGTATAACTATTTCCATTAAAAAATTGAAGAATAATATTTTGTATATCATTTTTTTGTATAAATGATACAATATCATTTAAGTCCGTTACAACAAGAGTACCTGCTGGTAAGGTATCTGTTACATTTTCTACCATTTCAACTTTTTCAAAACGACATTCTGTGTTTTGTTTTACTATATCAATAGCAAAATTAGTTGATGTTGCGGGTGATTGTAAAAATAAAGATTTTACACTAGAATATGCCGGATTAAAATTCTTAGTATTTGCCATATCAACTATACTTAGCCGTCACAAATGAAGACTGAAGCACTCCCAACTGAGAAGGAATAAAAACTTGAATTTGTTTAGAGTTATTTTTTACAGTTTGCAAGGCTGTGTATAATACAGGAGAAGTAATACCTAATAATGGTGTAGATGCTGGCAAATATGTATCTAATGTGGGATTGGATGCCGTGCTTTCTTTATCTATTATTTTTGCATCATATTCTAATACCTGTGAAAGTACTTTATTTGAATATAATTTTTTGTTTCCAGTATAATAAGTTCCTGCCCATGTAAATGTTTCATCATCATTTTTTTTCAATACTGTTACATTTTCGGCAGTACCAGTAACATTTATAAATGGTCCTGTTCCACCATATTGTGTTCCAATAATCATATTTCCATCATAATATGATGTGCTTTCAATTAACGCAAACTGCCCCTGAATATTAAAATTTCCAGTATAACCAAATGTATATGATCCACCAGTATTACCAGTTACAGGAACAATTATACTTCCAATTGGAAATGCTGTTCCTCCAGTTACTGCTCCAGGTGAGGGTAATAATATTAAATTAATTTTATCAGCATTGTTTTTAGAAAACAAAAATGGATTTAGTGTTAATAAATCAAAAGGATTTATTGTTTTATTAGCACTTAAAAAAGTCCAAAAATTATTAGTATCAATATATGTCTGATAAGACGCTTCAATTAACGTAGTTTTATCATCTACTGAAATAGTATTTGTATCTAATTGTTTTTTGGTAATATCAAGATAAGTAAAAAAATCAGAAATTACAAAATCACCGATTGAAGTGGTAAATGTTGTTTTTGGTAAGTTATTAAAAAATTTCATTATCTACTCCTTGGGTCTGGACCGGGAGATGAAAGGAAGAAATCATTTCCACCCTGTGAATATACCGTAGATACTTCTGATTTAGACAATACAGTATTCATAGTCGGATCATATGTTCCGGTTTCAAACTCTGTGAATAGTAATCCAAGCAATGTAATACTAGATCCACCATTTGGTAAGTATCTTACAATTGGATCAGATGCATCATTTTTTTCAACTTTAATAGTTTCAAGAACACAGACTAAAGGCTCACCCATCCAATTTGCTGATAAAGGACCATTTGAATTACCACCTACATTTAAAGGTATTTGATTTCCGGGAGATACTTGTAAAACCCATAAATTTTGAGGATATGATCTTTCAGGCAAACCTTCTACTACCGTAGGATATGAACACTTTCTAAAGGTTCCTACAATATTTTCAATTTCTATACTTTCTTTTTCATTTTTTGGAACCAGTACATATTGAAAAAAGTATTTTTTTCTACCTTCAGATACCATAGTATATTCAGCAATATTACTAAATCTTCTAAAAGTAGAGGTGGCAAACATTCTTTCCCAGTAAAATGTAGCTGGCTGCAACATGCGCTTCAACACATTGATTGTGCCTTTGACACCACCGCCTGCGTTAGCAATGCCTGCTGCCGTCAGGACGGGTCCCACTGGATTATTGTTACTTTCACCGTATTCATGTGCAACTTGGAAGCCTGGTTCCTTTGGCATCGGAAGCATTATATGCTGTTGATTACGTTGAATAACACCACCTCTGGTTCGTTCATAGTTTACCAAAGAATATGGTGCACTATAAAAATTTAACCAAAGAGGTTGTTCAGCTGCTGAATTTGACCCACTGCTAGAAGGATATTGATAGAAACCCATATAAAATATTTAGATATATTCTCTAAATATTAGGATGGCGTACAAAACAATCTTTAATCCAAAGAATCCTAAAAAGTATGCAGGAGACGCATCAAAGATCGTTTGTAGATCTCTTTGGGAGCGAAATGTATGTAATTTTTGTGACGAACACCCAAATATTTTAAAATGGGCTTCTGAAGAAATTGCCATTCCATATTTTAGCCCGGTAGATAAAAAAATTCACAATTATTTTCCTGATTTTTTAATTCAATTTAAAAATACAAACGGGATACAAACATGGATGGTGGAAGTTAAACCAAAAAAACAAACCTATTTAAAAGAAAATGCATCTAAAAAAGAACAAATTATTTGGAGTATAAACAGCGCAAAATGGGAAGCTGCAAAAAAGTATTGCGAGACAAACAAAATACAGTTTAAAATTTTTACAGAAAAAGAACTATTCAGTAATGGCAAACACAAATAATTCAAATAATTCAATTATAGGTATTAAAGATTTCTTTTCAAGACATAGGGGTTTACAAAGAAATAATAGATTTTCTATGTCTTTTTTAAATCTACCAGAAAAAATACCTCAAATTCAAAACTTTGATTTCAATCCTTTATCTGTAGCAATATCTGGAAGAGCTATCGATGGTGTTGCTGACAATCTTGCTGGATATGGTCTTGGACGTACTGTGCCAAGATCACAAAAATTTCCAGAAGGCGTTATGCTAAATTTTCCAATAACAAATGATCACCAAATAACATATTTTTTTAATGAATGGTTTAATGCAATTTATGCTGGTGGTAGACAAAAAGGTGATTATACTAAACCATTTCAATTATCATATTATGATGATATCATTTATAATACTCAAATGAATATAAATTTTTTAGATCCAAACGGAAATATAAATGCTACCTATGAATTTTATGAAGTATATCCCGTAGAATGTCTTCCTATGGAATTAAGTATGTTAAAAAACGATCTTTATTCTGTGTACAGTGTTTTAATGATGTTTAGAGATTTTAATTTTGTGTTACCAGTTATCCCAACAATTTAAATAAGTATTAATTATGGATCCAAATATTTTACAATCAATAGAACAATTAATGCCTCGTTATGAGGCTGAACTTCCTTTTAGTAAAGAAAAGGTTACATTTACACCGTTTAGAGTTAAAGATGCAAAAAATATATCAATAATTCTTCAAGAAGAAAATAAAAAATTATCTTTAATAGCATTAGTTGAAATTTTAAAAACAAATACACATGGTGTGAATGTATTAGATTTATGTCTTGCAGATGCTGAATATCTATTTTTACAAATAAGATCAAAAAGTGTTGATGAACGATTAAACCTAATACGAAACGAAGAAAAACTTCAACTGTATATTTTTGATATTAAACATAAAAATGAGATAGTAACAGAAACTATAAACATTTCACCTGAAATAAATTTAGTATTAGAAACACCAACAATCAATAATTTAATTAAACTAAACTCTTTAGAAAAAGAAGACTTAATAAAAAGTTGTATTAAAAAGATTGTTGTAAAAAACGAAATATATTATCCAAACAAATTTCTTCCAAAAGATTTAAAAGATATATTAGATAATCTTCCAATGTCTATGCTTGGTAAATTTGAAAACTTTTTATCAAATCAACCAGAACTTTATGCTATATTGGAAACAAAAGAAGGTCCAAAGGAGGTCAGCGGGTTTTTAAATTTTTTTATCTTTCGGTAAAGTTTTTTGATTTAAAAGATTATTTTACAACAAACTTTACCTTAATAAATAATTTTAATTGGAACCTGTATGATTTAGATAATATGCTTTGGTGGGAACGTGAAATATATGTATCGCTGCTAATAGATTACCAAGAACAAAAAAAATACAAAGAAACAAATAATAAAATTCAAGGTTTTTAATATATGATAGACAATCCAAATGATTTTGTATTAGATATATCTGCTGAACAACAAGCATTTAGCAATTCTATTATGTCTTCTTCTGAGCAGATGCAAGAGATACAAAGTAATCCAGATGCTATTCGACTTCCTGATTCAATGTCATATACTCCAGCCAATGTGGATGTTAGTAATGCCACGACCGCAGAAGCATCAAAAGTTGCTATGGATTTAACTATTAAATTTGATCCAGAAGAACAATATAAAGCGTTAAAGGAAACAGTTGATGGTATGCAAAAAGGAATACAGGAACTTGGCAATGAGCAACAGTCTAAATGGATTCCTTTTCCAAAAGCAGTAAACAACTTTGAAGAAAAACCAATATTAGAACAAACTAATTTAATTTTTGAAGAAAGACGTTCTAAATTTTCTGAATATCCTCGTTGGGCATAAAAAAAGCCCCTTGCGGGGCTTTTTTCAGTCATTCTCCATTTCGGAGAAGTACTTCAGCGGGTCTTTTTCTTCAACATCATGTTCAGCAAGTGTATCCTTAACATCATCTTCGATGCTATTGGACTCGGTAAACTGAGCACGAATATCATCTCCAGTAGCCTTCTTTAGACGAGCCTGAAGTTCTTCATAACTCTTAAACTGACTCTTGTCAGTAAACTCCTTAAGAGAATACTGCTTCTTCCAAAGCTCTTCTAGCTTCTTGTCATCACCACCAAGAAGTGGTACTGGAGCAGCAAACTCTGAACGATCATAGTTTACGTAACCACCAACATTACGAATCTTGATCTTAAAGTCTGCACCAGTCCAGAAGTTAAATGGATCAACTGCAACTTCATCCTTATACTCTGGGTGAGCAAGACTCTGAATCTTTTGAAAGATCTTTGTACCATATTGATAAAGGAAGTTCTTTCCCTTGTTTTCTGGATTTGCTGGATCTTCAATAACAAGAATATTAGAGATATAAGTCAACTTGCGCTTACGAGTGCGTGCAATATTCTTATCATCTTCAATACCACTATTCCACAGTTCTGTGTTTGCCTGACAGATTGGGCACTTCTCCCCTAGAGTTGTAAGGCAGTTTTCAAACAGCCACCCACCCTTACCTTTAAATGCGTGACTATAAACTGCTACAAATGGTGTGTCATCTCCCTCAACTTCTGGGAGAAACCGAATTACTGCATAGCCGTTGCCAGCCTTGTCAATACCCGGCTTCCACAGCCGATCATCCTTGTAGCTGTCCTTTGAAGACATCTTATCAAGACGTTCCGTTAGAGATGCGACTGAGTTCTTACTCTTCTTCTTAAAATCTGAAAAACCTGCCATAATAAATCTTTCCCCAAGGAACTACCTTGGCCTAATAGTTGTTATTAGTATATAACCTATTTCTTGTTAGTCAACCGGAAGTTGTTTGTTTTTTCCTTTTTTCAACAAGTGAAGATTTTGTGCTTCTTGTTGAATTTTTTCAATTATGGGTTTTGTTAAAAGTTTACCGGTAGCCGATGGGTCTAAACCCATTTCGTCACCTGCAGACAAAACACAATCCATAAAAGACAATTTTGTTTTTTTAACTAAGTAGAGAACTTTATTTGAAAATTTTTCTTTAGCTGTATCATCTATGTACATAATATACAGTATATACCGAATTTACAGGAAATCCAATAAATTAAAGAGTATAAATATTGATGATAAACAATCTTTAAAGGATAACAGATGAGCCTATCACCTTATTTCGGAAGCAATTACTTAGGATTAAACACTGGAGCCACCGCATTTATTGGTGCAGATCCAATTTATGATGTAGGTGGTAGTTATACGTATTATGTACAATATTATAAGGCTGTATTTGGTGCGTCTGGTGCATTTGATGCTGTAAGTGCATCTAATCCTTTTCCTGTAACAGTTACCAATGGACTAACTGCAACGATAGCTGGAATTACAGGTACAGTTACAATTCAAGGTACTCCTAGCGGAACTGCAGTCCCTGTTTCCGGTAGTGTAGTTGTAACTGGTCTTACTGCTTCTCCTGTACCAGTTTATACACCACCAGGATGTCGTGTAGAAGTTACCGGTGGACGATATTTAAATAAATTGACAGATACTGTTTCTGTATTTGGTCCAAGTGGAAATACTTGGATTTATTCTAATATGGTTAATGCCAGTGGCGTTGCTATTGGAACTACTGCAAATCCAATGCAAGTAAGTTTTAGTGGAATTACAATTACTGCAAACATTGCTGCAACTGTAGGTGTAACTAATGATTCTGCTGGTAATGGATTAAGAATCCAAGGCATGTCAGGTGGAACGAATGTTCCAGTACAAATACAAAATACAGTAACAATAGATGATGCTGATATTTTATCTGGTATGACTGCTATTTACACACAAGTAGTATCTTTAAATAGCAATTTAAGTGCAATCGGTGCAGCAAGACCTTCATCATTCAAGACTGGTAGAGCCTCTTCAACATTCTCTAGTGTTACTCAGGTTGATAGTGGTGGGTTTACATGTCAAAATGGTATAAACATCAAAGCACTATCTACTAATACAGATTTTATCTATATTGGAAATACTGGAGCATTTACAGGTTCTTCTACTGGCTACGCCTTAGATCCAGGTGATGAAACTTTCCTGTCTTTAGTAAATACAAATAAATTATGGGTTGTTGCTGCCAGTGGAACTCAAACTATAACTTATATGGCATCATAATATGCCCGTATATCCATCATCACCATTTACATTAAATACAGTAAGATCATATAAAAATTATGGTCTTATAATACAAGGTAATACCTATGACCCAATTTGGTCTAAAGGGTGGTTGTTATCTTCACCAAATATTTCAATACAAGGAACAACTTGTTATATTGATTATTCTCAATCATTTGATACTTCAGATAGAATATATTTAAAAAGAACATTTGGTGGATTGTCTGCAGGAGGAACATTTTATGTTTCACCAACAGAATATTATGATGCGTTAACAGATACTAGAACTACTTTAGGTGGTACTTGTAACTTTAACAGTACATTAAATGAAGGTAAAATAATTGTAGCAAATGTTGCTTCTGGTTTAACTTATACATCTGGATATAATTTTTATAATAAAGAAAATTTTATTAAACCTATACAGTATACTTTTACTACTAGTGGTTCAACATCTAATAATTTTATTATTAATACTATACCAGCAACATCATCTTTAACATTTAAAAAAATGGGATTTCTTGGAAATGCTTTAGGTTTTCAAGAATATATTGATATATCTGGTGCAACTAGTACTAATACTGGTCGCATACAAATTGACAGTGTGGCTACATTAAAAGATAATCAAGAAGTATTATACTTTACAACTGGAGTTACAAATCAATCTTTAGTATCTTCATCTACTGAAGTAAAGATGTATATTCGTGGAAGATCCTTTGTAGAACAAATACAAGAACCAGAAAATATTAACGGAATCTACCGAATACACAATTCAAACAATCAAATAATTGATTGTTATGAAAATCAAAATTTTTATCAAACTTATTTAAGAAAACAAACATTAGGTGCAACATATACTGGATACTGGGTACAATGCGAAACATGCCCAAACAGTATCTACAGTCAGTCACTTTCAGCAGATAGTGCTCAATCAAATCTAGTATTTGATAATAATTTATTTTTGTTTATTAGTCAGATAATAACAAACGTAGCATCTACGGTATTACCAACATACACATATGGTGTGTTTACACAAAGAACTTTATCTGGAAGTGCACAAAGTGCTGCTAGACTTACATTTTCTGTTAATGTTGGTTTAAAAATAGATTTAAGTCATGCATCTTTGCAAGGATGGGCGTTTGAAGTATTTGCAGATTCACAATTTACTTTACCTTTGTCAAATAACATTTATTTTTCTGGTCAACCAGGATACGGTCAAGCATATGTTTTGGTTGTAAGCGCAACTGATGTTCCTCGGACACTGTATTGTAGATTAGTTGGTCCACAAACGTTGACCATGGTTATCAATATATAAAAAAATAAACCTCCCATTTCTGGGAGGTTTATATGTCGTTAATTACAATTTGTATTAACGAGATCGATTACGGGTTACCCGGTAATACGAACGACCATTCTTTGTTTCGCGAACTACAGTATAGTTCAAATCAAAACGATCAAAGGCCTCACGAAGATCACTCATAGTTGCACGCATGTTTGTAACACGGAAACGCTTACGAGCCTCTCCAGCAGTCAGTGGGGAACCACTGCGCATATAATCAAACACCTTTTGAATCATAGTCGGACGATCAACATTAGTAATTTCCATAACACTTTCCTTTCTTATAAGAAGTTACTACATAATACACCATATATCTGATCTGTCAAGTAATTCCCTAAATAATTCTGACTGAAGGAGGCTTTATGGAACAGAAGAGTCATCAGTTTATAAAATTTGTACGCAAACATCTTGCCCAATATGGTATGAAACTTATACTTGGACGTGGTAAATCTGTAAATGTAGACGGTTTTCGCTGTTCTGGATGCTTTGACGAGTCTGGAAAGGCAATTCGGGTAGCCAGACACTGTAATGAATTTTTACATGTTCTAGTTCATGAATATTGTCATTTTTTACAGTATATTAATAGCAGTAAAGTATATGAAAAGTCATATAAAGCCTCAAATATTGTAGATGGATGGTTAAAAGGTAAAAATTATGCTCCAAAAGATGTCAAAAGAGCATTTTTTATTGTTCGATCAATGGAAAGAGACTGTGAAAAGCGTGCTGTACGTATTATTAATGAATTTAAATTAAAAATTGATACCAAAATGTATTCCAAACGGGCTCACGTATACATCTATAGCCATTTCATGATGGAAAAATCACGAAAGTTCTATTCTTTCAAACAAAATCCATATTATAGCAAATGCGTTCTACGCATCATGCCTTCTAACATGGCTGTTCTGAGTCATGTATCTATTCCATCAAAGATTTATTCTGTTTTAGAATCTTTGATGAAATGACTCTGAGCATATTTTGCAACAAACTTGGTAAATGGTTGTTCACCATAGGGCCAACGATCAATTGGATCCATAAACCCATGTTGAATTAGATCATCAATGTGTTCATCCATCATTGATAGAGTTACATCATCTACATTCCATTTAAGTTCATCATCATGATCAACAGACGGTTCGTCTGCAGCATTGTGTTCTGCAACTGCAAGATCGGATATCTTTGCAAGATTTCCAAGAATTTCTAATGATTTAGCACATTGATAAAAAAGATCCTTGTTGATAGGATCTTCTTCTTTGCGTGCTAGTTTTCGGACTTCGTATACTAGTTCTGAAATTTTCATATTAACTCCTAGGACAAGGTTAGTAAGTACTTGGTTTGTTGTACCAAACCGAGCATCTCATCCCGTATATTTAACAAGGCAGTTTGATCTCCACCAATTTCTTTTGGTAATTCTTGAGTTAAATATTCTTCAAATGAACTTAATACTTGCATAGCAGTTGTTTTATGTGGTCCATTTAAAGTTAACTCATTAACATCTTTCAATTCATCTTTACCAAAAGTTCCCATATATGTTTCTGCAAAGGTATCAAGAAGAGCATCAATACCTGTATAGGCAGCTCCTAGTGCTATATGTGCGGCATATGATTTAGTTCCCCAGTGGTGGAGGCGTAATTCATTTTGAAAATTTAAGATTATTTTAATGCATGACATAGTATACTATTTATTCTTTCTGGTCTGTATTGATTTCTTCATCTGATTCTTTTTTCTTAAAAAGATCCCCAACAGATTGAATAATTCCTTTTACAGAATCTATTGCATCTGCTGTATTAAAGCCTTCACCAGCCTCTTTAGGAAATTTATTTAAAGGACATACAAGATCTGGCATCCATAATTTGTGAGAAAGGGCTGCTCTTGGATTCTTTGCACTACAACCACAACTAGAACACCAACCAATAGATTCAGAATCTGGTTTAAAATTATTTCTTCGTGGGCATCCCATACATAATGCTTTTCTTTTTTCAAAAACTTCTTCAGATACTTTACCAGTTAATAACTGAGATCCCTCTATTTTTGTATATGAGATTGCATTTTTTAAGAATGGTTTATTCTCTTGAACGGGTGTTTGTTCAATAGTAAGTTCAGTTACATTTAATTGTTTTCTTTCTTTACAAACAAAACAATTTACTGATTGTGGATTTATGTTTTTTAAAGAACAAAATGTTTTACATTCTTCTACATTTACACTCCAATATTCACAATTTATTTTTTCATATGAAATATTTGGAGGACACTTATATCTATCTTTTAAAAATAAATTATCTGACATATATCACCCTTAAATTAACGTTACATTACAAATTTGTGGATTATCAAAATCATCCCATATTTCTGGACACGAAAATCCATCAACACCACTCCAACATTTTGGATTAATCATTTGTGTTTGTGGATCGGCTTCCCATTGTTGTAATGTTTTAAAAGTTGAAACTACATAACTATTATCAAAATCAGGACAATTAGTTGGATTCGGAATACAAGCTGCATATTGTGGTGTTTTTCTTCCACATAAACTGTGACCCCATGTCATTCTAATATCACTATCACAACAATTTGTAAGTCTTTTAGATTCAACATATACATATATTGAATATACTGGAGAATTGACGTATACAGTATATTCTATTCTTCGTATTAATTTATCTCCACTTGGTATATCTGTTACAATGGCATCACCTATATCAACTCGATCTCCGGGAATACCTTGTATGATATCTCGTGGACCACCAATCCAGTATGTGTCTGGGGCTCCCAAATCTATTACTGTATATTTACCTTCTGATGCTGCTTGTAATGCAGCAATGTATGTACTTAATCTACACCCATTGGCTTTAACTAATGGACCAAGATCAAGCGGTCCTGGAGGAATTCCATCACATGTACCTTCAGCATAAATGTTAAATGGATAAGGTGAACCTGTGCCTGCAGTACATTCTGGATCAACTATAACACACTCAGTTATTATTTTATATGCTGCATCTCTAAGAACATTTGGTTGATTTAAATCACTTTCAAGATCTGGCAAACCTACATCATTTTTTATACCACATTCTGTTTGTCTACCATAACATTGTTGTCCCAGTCCAGATCCCCATATAGCACTACCTACATTAGGCAGATTATATGGTCCAGTTTGTGGTTCACCATTATTAAAAAATATTGAAAAGGGTGACAATGTATAAACACATAGTCTAGGTTTAGATGAATTTGGAACATCTGATCCTGGAAGAGGTGGGCACTGTGGAGTGCGACAATTTCCTCCAACAGTTTGTTCTTCAGAGTAATAATAACTATTGGATAAACTTAATTTTGCTGTAAAACTACTACTATCAATAAATGGTGTTTCTCTAAAGTCATAAGAACAACTACAGTCGTTTGTAATAAGAGTACAATCTGACAAAAATGTTCCTTGACCAGTATAATTTATACTAAAATTAACATTAGCATTAAATGGTGACTTTCCATTCCATGGTTCTGAAACTTCTGTGCAACAGTTTTTTGGTTCAGTATCACCAGAATTATTTGATCCTAGTCCACCACTATTTCCAGTATTATTGCAATCTTGATTTGGTGCAGAACACTCTGTGCAAGGATTTTCTAAAATAACATCATTAATAGTTCCACGTTCTTGAATACTGTCACCAAATGGTTCCCACAAACTTGTTTTAAACGCCAGATAATACCATCCATTTTTCCTAGTATAAAATATTTCTGGATAAGAATCTACATCATCACAAGAATAAAATGAATTGGGGCAAGTTGTTTTATTGCAAGGACAATATTCAAAACCCCAGCATGATTGTGGTGTGTTATTATTTGGAATTTCACATATTGGAAAGGCGTATATACCTTCACAACAGTTAGCCCAAGGTTTACATGCAACTTCAGTTATTTCTGCATCTTCTGGTAACATATAATCGGGATCACATGGAGCACCGCATTGAAATAACAAATAATATAATTCACCATTGTACTTAAAAGTTTTATATAAAACTTCTGATAATTCACCTGTACGAGATAACTCTTGGAATCCAGTTGCACCTGAACCACCTGATAAACCAAAAGTGCTATCTGGACATGTAAATGCTCCTAATCCACCTCCACCATATCCACCACCTAAACCTATATCTCGTATGGATGCAGTTCCTCCAGTTGTTCCGGCAGTAGATCCTCTACGTTCTATAACTGTATTAAAGTTAGCTAAACTGTTACAAGGATTATATCCTGTACTTCCAGTTGAACCAGTTCCACCAGATGCACCTGTTGCGCCTGTTATACCTTGTGTATTACCAGTACAACAATCTTGTGTTAAACTACAAATATAATCTGCTTGTGCATTTGTTAAACAATAATACGTTTGTTCAGGAATACTGCTTAATGATTGATTGCATGGACAACGCAATGAAGCAAAATTTAAATTAATTTTACCACTTAAACCAGTTCCATCTGAATTTATATTTGTTGGAATCCATCCACCACTACCGGCAACATTTTGATAACCTGCTAGTCCAGCAACATCAACTACCCAATAATCTGGATCACACATGTGTGCTGTTCCAGAAGTATTTGCAGGACGAGATTTATCTGTTACGGTACTACTTCCTCCTCCACCACCAGATCCACTAAATCCACCTCCACCACCACCTCTTAATCCACCACCGCCGCCACCTCCACCACCAATAATATTTAAAATATCAAATGCTCCGCGACCACCTTTTGATCCTTGACCATCTTGTGCACCAGTTCCACCTTTACCTCCGGAAGTCTGTGTTCCTCCCGAACCACCTGCATCACCACCGCCCATACCACCAAGAGTAACTCCGGCTTGTCCACCATTAGCAGAATATCTTCCTGCACCACCACCACCGCCTGCTATAAGAAATGCAGATTCTGGGTCTTCTATACTTGTAGCAAGATAAGCTGCGCCACCACCCCATGCCCCATAGCCTTGTCCACCTCCTGCAGGTACTGTATCTACAGCAGCCGTCCATCCGGTAAAAGATCTACCAGGATCACTACCTATAC